TGCCAACCTGAGCAATGCCAACCTGTTCGGTGCCAACCTGCGCGGTGCCAACCTGAGCAATGCCAACCTGTTCGGTGCCAACCTGCGCGGTGCCAACCTGCGCGGTGCCAACCTGTTCGGTGCCAACCTGCGCGGTGCCAACCTGCGCGGTGCCGACCTGTTTGGTGCCAACCTGCGCAATGCCGACCTGAGCAATGCCGACCTGTTCGGTGCCAACCTGCGCGGTGCCAACCTGCGCGGTGCCGACCTGTTCGGTGCCAACCTGCGCGATGCCAACCTGAGCAATGCCAACCTGCGCGAGGCATCTATAGATCAAATGATGTGGAATATTTATACGGTGTTCTATCCGTTGCAATGTCCGGAATCCGGCTCTTATATTGGCTATAAAAAGGCAAGTGGCCTTGTTGTGGAGTTGGAAATCCCCGCAGATGCACGCCGGTCCTCCGCTACTAGCCGAAAATGCCGCGCCAGTAAGGCCAAGGTATTGAGTATCACAGATATCAACGGAAATCCTGCTGGCGGCCAGGTAAAGAGCAATTATGATCCGAACTTTGTTTATGCCATAGGCGAAACCGTTGAGGTGACTGATTTCGACGATAACCGATGGAACGAGTGCTCCACTGGCATTCATCACTTTATTACACGGGCGGAGGCCGTTATTTACGAATAAAAAGCGCCGCTCCCCGGTGTGCGAGACCAGAGGGCGGCAAGAGAAAGAACATCTGCCCTTATTTTAGGGCTGGAAGGAGGAAAAGTCAATGCTGAATACCACAAATATTTCTGCCCTGCTGCGCTGGGCGATGGAGAATATCGGCTACCCAATCGACGAGATTAACGCCCTGGACGGGACAATACATATCCGCCTCTCGGATGGCCGAACCGGATTCCTTTATATGGGTGAGGATGGCTGCCCGCGGGCGGTGCTTCCGGCGATTGCCTGATATGGAGTGGTGGCTTCCATTTTCACCATACCGGGATATGCAACAGGATCCAACCGCAGGGAATTGCCCAAATTGCGGAGCAGAACTTTACCAAAACGAAGAAATGTGCCAGAAATGTAAGGAGGAACAAAATGACACTGTATGAAATTGACCAGGCGATTCAAGGTCTGGTAGACCCGGAGACAGGGGAACTAATGGACTATGAGGCGTTTGCTGCGCTCCAGATGGATCGGGACGCTAAGATTGAGAATATGGCCCTTTGGTACAAGGATTTGATGGCCGACGCCAAGGCAATCAAGGAGGAGGCAGACACGCTCAATGAGCGCAGTAAGGCCCTGGAGAACAAGGCGGAACGGCTGAAATCCTATCTGTCCCTTGCATTAGACGGCGAGAAGTTCCAGACGGCCAGGTGCTCCGTCACTTTCCGCAAAACCTCGTCCATTCAGGTGTCCAATCCGGAGGCCCTGATCCGCTGGCTGGAGCAGAACGGCTATGATGCGGAGTGCGTCAAGTACAAGGAACCAGAGGTCAGCAAGACTGGCATTGGCAAGCTCATTAAGGAGGGCGTGCCCGTTCCATATGCCTCGATTGAGCAAGGCCGCAGTGTGGAGGTGAAGTGATGGACAAGTTCCGTCTGCTGGAGGCTTCCGACATTGAGGTGAAGGTCAAGCAGGTCAAAAAGAATGGGGCGGTTCTCCTGCTTTATAAGACGGCCAGGACGGATATGGATATCCTGGATGAGACGGTTGGCTCTGAAAACTGGACGAACGATTACCGGGAAATCAAAGGGAACCTGTATTGTGGGATTGCCATCCGTGAGGGAGACGCCTGGACGTGGAAGTGGGATTGTGGAATAGAGTCCAGGGAGGACGGCGAGGGCAACGAGAAAAAGGGGGAGGCAAGCGACGCATTCAAACGTGCTGGTTTCCGATGGGGCATTGGCAGAGAGCTTTATACCGCCCCGTTTATTTGGGTACCCTCTGAGAAAATGAACATCCTGGAATCCAATGGGAAGTTTCGTACCTTCGACACCTTCTCGGTTGAGAAAATTGCTTATGGTGACAACCGTAGGATTTCCGGTTTATCTATCCTGAACAACCGGACAGGAAAGCGGGCGTTTGTATGGGCTATGAGCTGATAAACGAGATCGGCGCAAAGTCCGCACTCCTGGATAAGGCAATCGGGCAGCTCGGAGCCCGCGGCAGAGCATATGCGCAGGCGGAACGCGATTACAGGGTAGCCCTCCGAAAAGCTGTTCTGGAGGCCAGGGCGGAGGGCACGCCTGTAACTATTATCTCTGATATTTGCCGTGGTGACGCGGAGATCGCCCGACTACGCTTGGAAAGAGATATTGCGCAGACAGTGTACGAATCCGCACGGGAGGCCATACAGGGCTACAAACTGCAAATTCGCATCCTGGACGCGCAGTTGGAAAGGGAGTGGGGGCGTGCATCGAGAGACTAAGGCCACCGCCATATCCGCGGCAACCAAAAAGGCCGTATGGGAGAGGGATTTTGGGCGGTGCGTACTCTGCGGCTCCATCAATGCGGGGCCACACTGTCATTACATACGGCGGAGCCAGGGCGGTCTTGGAATTCCAGAGAATATTTGGACAGGCTGCCAGCGGTGCCATGCGGCATTTGACAACGAGGGGGCGGATGGTCCGCTTCATAAGCAGATGCAGGACTACCTCCGCACTTTATACCCAGGATGGGATGAATCAAAATTGATATACAAGAAAGAAGGGCCAAAATGCTAAATAGGGTTGTGATCCAGGGCCGCATTGGAAAGGACATCGAACTGCGTCACACGCAGTCCGGTGTCTCGGTGGTCAGTTTCTCCATCGCGGTTGACCGGGATTTTAAAGACAAGGCCACTGGCGAAAAAACCACCGATTGGGTTAATGTGACCGCATGGCGATCCACGGCGGAGTTTGTAAGCAAATATTTCTCCAAGGGCCGCATGGCTGTGGTAGACGGCAAATTGCAGACAAACACTTGGACAGACAAGGACGGGAACAAGCGGTCTAGTCTGGAGGTCGTGGCTGATAGTGTGTACTTTGGCGACAGCCGGAAGAAGGAATCGGAGGGGGACACACCAGAATCTGACCGCCCAGAACAGAATGGGCAGGAGTTCTCGGAGGTGGACGACGACGGAGAGCTCCCGTTCTAGGGCGGTGATGGGTTGACTTACATTGATTACCTTAATGAGTTCAACCGTTGGATCGAAAACAACCACTTGACGCTTCCGGCGCAGGTCTTGTACTTCAGGCTGCTGAACGTATTTAACCGGGCCGGGTGGCCTGAGTGGGTTCCAGTAGACACCATTCGGTTGCAGGTAATGACAAATGGATTGTCAAAGCCATCCGCTTACAGAGCGAGAGACGAGCTTGTAAAGGCTGGATTTATCCGGTACCAGCAAGGGAAAAAAGGGGCCCCGAGCCGCTATTCCCTATCGGAACAATCAAATTCTGGTATTGATTCTTTACAGGAAACGTTACATAAACCTTTACAGTTTCCTTTACAGAATCCTTTACAAGAAACTTTACCCATATATAAGACTAAGACTAAGACAAAAGAAAAGACTCCTACGGAGTCAAAAAGAAAAGTGTTTGTTCCTCCCACGGTGGACGAGGTGAGAGAATACTGCCTTGCACGCAAAAACGGCATAGACCCGCAGGAGTTTGTGGACTACTACGCGGCCAGAGGGTGGATGCTGGGGAAGGCCAAAATGAAAGACTGGAAAGCTGCTGTGCGGACGTGGGAGAAGCGCAGGAAGGGGGGGAACCATGACCAGCCAGAGCGATATTTCACTGCTGCTGACATTCCGGGCAGAAATGATTGACCCATCCCTGCCGACAGGACTTTGGTGGTGCGCTACGCCGGAGGACGCGGCGGCGGTTGGTATTAACGCCGTGTGCAAGAACAGATACGCGGCTTGGGAGGACTTAGCTGCCTGCACGGAGTTTATCACCCAGTTCTGCTATGTGTTCGTCGCAACACCAAACGATGCAGACCGGGAAGAGATTGTAGGCCAGCTCCAGAAGTGGGTGCCGGTCACTATCCTTGTGGCGGATAAGGCGGCGTTTCGCGGGAATGAATCAGTGGTCGAACTGCTGGACAATGCTGGCCCAAAGGCGGTAGAAAGCCTTTTGTTCGGCGCTTTGGATGTGCCGAGGCCGGGGCTGATTGACCTGTCGCAAGTGGAGATGGACGCACCCATTTCGCAAAACCGCATGATGTCCGGGCTGGTGCCGCTGGACTACTGCACCGGAGGATTCCGGGGAGGCGAATTGTCAGTATGGACAGGCAGGCGCGGCGAAGGGAAATCGACGCTTCTCGGGCAGATGCTCGTGGAATCAATCAACCAGAACCGAACTGTATGTGCCTATTCCGGTGAGCTCCCGGCGAGGCAGTTCAAACGGTTTGTGCTGCCGCAGATCGCAGGGCCGAGGAATCTTGTAGAGCAGCCAGACCCAAGAACGGGGCGGATGGAGTACGCGCCGTCAAAAGGAGCTATTCAGGCGATTGACCAATGGCTGGAAGGGAGCTTTCTCCTGACCGATTTGCGACAGTCAAATGCCCATGACGAGGACAACATACTGCGCCTGTTTGAGTATGCCTACCGCCGATACGGATGTTCGGTGTACTTGGTGGACAACATCATGACGGCAAGCCTGAAGGGAGAAGTGGAGCTTGGCCATTATGGGGCCCAGAAAGCCTTTACGCAGAGACTTAGCGCCTTCGCAAAACGCCACGATGTACATGTGCATCTGGTGGCCCATCCCCGGAAGGCTGGAGAGGAGCGGGGACTGACAGCAGACGACGTTGCGGGGGCGGCGGAGATTACCAACCTCGCTGACAATGTTTTTTCTGTGGAGCGGGCAAAGGAATCCGACGAAGTTGACTCCAGGATCAGGATCATCAAAGCCAGAGAGACCGGCAGCCGCGAGGTAATCCCACTGATGTTCGACACCAAATCACGGAGATACTACGACGCGGGAGGGAATCCGACAAAGAGATATAGTTGGGAGGCAGCCAGAGATGGACATGGATAAGGCGATAGGCATAGCGGCGGAAGAAGCCATGCGGCATATGAAAATCGGCATTTTTGTGTTGGACGGAGGCGGAGTGGAATTGGCGAAGGGGCATTTCGAGGTGGCCTATGCGCTGTTTGCCCTAGTGTTGGAGTGGAACGATGGAGAAAATCACGTTTAACATACCATACCCGCCCACGAAGAAGGGCAAGTCGGCCTTCTGCCGCCGGTTTGGGCTGAACGCCTACTACTCCGGAAAGCACTGGGCGCAGCGGAAGAAGGACGCCGACGAGCTCCATGCGCTGACCCTGGCCGCGCTGAAACAGGCTCGTGTGAGGCGCGGGATGGTACGTGGGCCGGTCTCCATCACCTTTGCATGGGACGACGGGCTGGACATTGACAACCACGCCGCCATTGCAAAAGCCGTGGTGGACGCGCTCAAGGGATACCTGTTGCCGGACGACGATCACCGCTGGTATAGGCAGGTCATACATAGGCTTTGGGACGGAGGATGTATCCGGGTGGAGGTGACCGAGCTGTGATAACCTCAGACCCCTACGGCATCAGCGGAGCGGTGGCACCCTGGCGCAGCCTGGACGCGATGGAGCCGATCGTGGAACGCAATATTACGGAGCGGGACGCGGAGGAGGCGGCAATCTGTGGACAGTGCCCGCTGCCGGACT